ACCTTCCAGCCCAAGATTGGCTTCAAGACTAGATACGGTATGGTTGCTAACCCATTTGTTGTTCAGTCTAATGGTACTCCTGATGCTGAGGCATTAACTCATAACATCAACCAGTACTACAGAAGAGTTAGAGTTGCTAACTTAACTTAAGTTCATATCAATCACATAAAAGGTAACACGCATTACCTTTTGTGGAAAACAACCTAACATTGTTAGGAAACACAAACAGGGATCCTACGGGATCCCTTTTTTTATGATTAAATAGTAGTGTAGGTATACAGAAAGACATGAACGGAAGACTGGACAAGGTTGCTATGACTAATAGATTAATGCAACTGAAACGCGAGCTTCATTACAAGTGTGAAATCTCTGAGATGGGTAAGTGGGAATGTATCGGTGCTAACAAATATCTAAATCGGGTGTTTGATGTTCTTGACGAATATTGGCAATGAATCAACCTTCTGTTATACTATTGTTATGCTTATCACCAATAGCGGTGATATTCGTGGTAATTAAACTTGCCATCTGGTTATCTGAGACAGCAAAATTTAGATCTGAAACAGATAAGCTAAAACGAATGCAACACGGTCCTTACATCGTCTGGGATGATGAAGAGGACGAAGATGACAATTACTAACTACTATCATGGTATTATCTCAATATGGTAGAGATTTAATCTCTCCAAAAAAAGAAATCTTAATTGAAAAACCTAAGAGTCAAACCTTTACACGGGAAGAGTGTGAGGAGATGATTGAGTTTGCCATCAATCAGCACAATAGAAATGCTGGTATGATTAGCATGGCACTAGGGTTTGCATTTATAGCTTTGTTTGCTGATGGACTGTTTAGAACACTAGGATTGATTCCGCCTTTCTTGGGTATTGATGTGAGTATTGTACAAGATGTAGTAGATAAATTAAAGGATGAGTTACTGAGGCAGATGTGACACCCTCAGATAAAATATTACTGTTAGTGGTGTTAATCTCATCAATGTCATTGATGTTTCAAGGTTATGCTATACTAACTGGAAGATATGGTTATAAAAATGAAGTACGTGACAAAAAACGTGCGGAGATTATTCGTAAACAACTGGAAGAAATTATTCATGCGAATAGACATTCTACAGAAGAGGATTAATCAATTGAAAATTGCAGAGACTATTGATGCGGTTGTAAACAAATACTATACGGAAAAGGGATTGCCTGTACCTTTATGGAAAAGACATAAGGTTACATGGTGGGAAGAGTATCTTATTAGTTTAGGAATGGATCGGAACAACCCATAAATACTAAGTAGCTTGGTATTTGAAATGTCTGCAAAATGGTATAAAGAACAACCTAGCAATAGGAATTTTTTAAACCCTATTGGTTATCTCCTTAAACTAGAAAAGTTTGAAGGAGTTGATTTCTTTTGCCAAGGAGCAAATGTTCCTGATGTTAACATGCCTAGTATTGAGGTAGGAAGTCCTTTTAGGAGTTTGCCTATCATACCTGGCGGTGGTGTTAGCTTTGGGGATTTTACTGTGCGTTTTATTGTAGATGAGGATCTTAAAAATTATTACTCTATCCATAGCTGGATGCGTGATAATGGTAACGCAGATAAGATGGCACGAGATACACCAGAAGAAGATATCTATACTAACGGACAATTACATATAGTTACCAGTGCATATAACCCAGCATTTGTTGTAGAGTTTAGGGATCTATTCCCTGTATCACTGACAAATTTACAATTTGATGCTACAATAGGAGATGTAGAATACATTACTGCAGAGGTGACATTCAAACATCAGCAGTTCTTTATTCGTGATAAAGATATGAAAGCTTTATGAATTTTGATTCGCTTCGTAATAAATTTGAAAAACTAAGAGAAGATTGGGCAGAAGATAGTCACGTAGATTTTCAATTTAAAAGTAAACAATACAGTGCTGATCTGGGACAGCTTGCTTTAGACATCCCTTTTCAACATAATAAATACTTAAACCATTACACTGACATATCTCAAATAAAAACTTCTTTGGAGTTTGAAATTCGTAAATTGGTTAAGGAAAAGCGTGAGTATTATTCTGGTGAAGCAGACGCTAAAACATATGCTGCCAAACCATTTGGATCTCATATAAAAACAACTGAAAAGATGAAAGTATATCTAGAGTCTGATGATGAGATCATCAATCTAGAAGCAAAGATTAAGTATCTAGATCAAATGCTATACTTTCTAGATCAAGTTATGAAGCAAATATCAAATAGAGGTTTTCAAATTAAGAGTGCCATTGAGTGGGAAAAATTTGTTAATGGACAGTAATGACACATCTTACAGTAAAGAAAAAGAATGAGGTTTATATAACCATTCATTCTGATGAGGAATACGTCCATAGAGAACTAGCTGACTACTTTACATTTGAAGTACCAGAAGCAAAGTATTTAAAAAAGAATCCCAGATACAAATACTGGGACGGAACCATACGTTTATACTCCCCAGCTACAGGAGACTTGTATCATGGTCTAATGAAACATGTGCAAGTATGGGCAGATGAAAAACAATATACTGTAGAGTATGAAAAGAATGATTGGTATGGAGATATAGAGGATGATAATAAATTTGTATCTCCTGCAGGTGTTAAACACTTCATGGATAAAATTTCCAATATAAAACCTCGTGACTACCAATACAAAGCAGTCTACGAGGCTATAAAGTATAATAGAAAGCTTTTACTTTCTCCTACGGGATCTGGTAAATCCCTCATGATCTACTCCATAGTCAGATACTATGCTGCCACCGCAAAGAAGATACTTATAGTCGTCCCAACTACATCCCTCGTTGAGCAGATGGTCAATGATTTTATTTCTTACGGGTGGAATGCTACTGCTCATGTTCATAAGATTTATGGTGGTAAGGAT